CTCAGAAAAGATATATAATCAAATTAAGAAGGCTATAGAGATAGAAATACCTGATTGTTTTGACTTTTATAATAAGACTGCAACTAATGTATTTTTCTTATTAGAACAAAGCGGACTTGGTGTGTATTATGAAGCATTTAACAAGCTTTTTACACCTAGAAACCCTATTTATAATACAGTAGACAACTCAGTATTTACTAATTACAATTTATATAATGCAACCTCTAGACCTACTAATGCTTTCAATAGCGTTAATTTCGCTGCTTTACCTAAGAGTAACGAGCACCGCAAATGTTTCCGTCCGACCGGTGACTATTTTGTTGAGTTCGATTTTGATAGCTATCACCTTCGTTTACTTGCTGATCAGATTGGCTACAAATTAACAGACGAGTCTGCTCATAAACAATTAGCTAAATTATATTTCGATAAAGAAGAAATCACAGATGAAGAATACGCAGAAGCCAAACAAATTAACTTTCATGCAATTTATGGAAAGATACCAGAAAAGTGGGCATTCCTGGACATCTTTGAAAGAATTGATAAGTTTATCAAAGAACTTTGGACCAGATATGAAACTGACGGAAAAGTCCTGGCTCCTATTAGTGGGAAACCATTTACAAAAAAGCTAAAAGATATGAATCCTCAGAAATTAATGAACTACGTTATGCAGTCATTAGAAACTTCTAGGAATATTATAATTTTAAAAGAGGTATTGAGATACCTTAAAGATAAGAAGACTAAAGCGGTGTTGTACACTTACGATTCAATACTGTTTGATTTTAATAAAGAAGATGGAAAAGAATTACTAGAGAATTTAGAAGATATACTCTCAGAAAATGGGAAGTACCCTGTTAAATTCAAATTCTCTAATAATTTAGTTTTATGATACTAACTTATATTTATAATAAATGAAAAATGTTACAGTACTGCATCAATTCGATTATGATATTGATGTTATAAGTTTAAACGAAGATATGAGCAATAAATTATTTTGCACCTTTTCAACGGAAGACGCCTTAGAAAAGACTTTACAAGATATACAAGATAAGTACAAAATTATTTACAACAAAATATTTGTCCTGTATTCCAAGAGCCAGGACGAATACATCTGTACCTATAATGTAGATTATGGCAATGTTTCAACCTTTTTAGAGAACACCATTCTAGTTCACAGAAAAAAAGAGTCCAATACCCTATATACAATAAACGCATTGAATACTCTTATTAAAGAGTTGAACGAAGGAGTCTTAGACACTTCTTATAGAATCAACTGGTCTGATTATCGAAATTGCATACTTCTAACCAAAGGACCAGAATTAAAAAGAATTAATACAAAACTTTTTCGTATAAAAGAGTTGGAGAACTAAAAAGAAGTTCTTATATTAATAATAAGTTATAAATTAAACAAGTTATATGGATTTAAATGCGATCAAGGCTAAACTCGATGCCTTAAACAACAACGGTCAGGAAAGAGAAAAAACTGACTATTCCACTATCTTTTGGAAACCCGAACTAGGTAAACAGACGATTAGAATCGTTCCGTCTGCCTTCGATCCTGCTTTTCCTTTCAAAGAGTTAAAGTTTCACTACGGTATTGGAAAATACCCGATGGTTGCTTTATCAAACTTTGGTAAGCAAGATCCTATCGAAGAGTTCGTAAAAGAACTACGTAAGACCAACGATAAAGACAACTGGTCTCTATCAGGTAAAATTAACCCTAAAACTAGAATCTTTGCTCCTGTAGTAGTAAGAGGAGAAGAAGATAAAGGTGTTAGATTATGGGGATTTGGTATTACTATCTACAAAGCTTTACTTGCTCTAGCAGAAGATGAAGATGTAGGTGATTTTACTGACGTAATCAACGGTTGGGATTTAGTAGTAGAACAGGTTCAAGGTAACCCTTATCCTACAACTACAGTTAGAATTAAACCTAAACAAACACCTCTATCAGATAATAATGATTTAGTTGACACGTGGTTAAAAGATCAACCTAACCCGATTGAAGTACATACTCAATACGATTATGACTTTATTAAAAAACAATTACAAAACTACTTAAACCCAGGATCAGCAGAAGAGGACTCTCCTGCAGCAGGTTCTGAAACTACGCCAGAAAGCAATAGTCCTCAAAAGACTGACTTTACTTTGGAAACAGCTACCGCTGGCAACAAAGACAAAGTTACTATGTTTGATGATATATTTAACGAATAATGGCAAAGAAAAAAGAAGTTCAAGAAAAAGCGACCGCTGCTGTTCGTACGTCGTTTAATTTAAGTAATTTTAAAAAGAAGAAAGGCTACTCTAATGCTTCTGTGAAGTTTAAAGAGCAGGGATGGATACCTCTATCTAAAGCCTTTCAAGATATCACTTCTTTACCTGGTATCCCTACCGGACATATCACACTCCTTCGCGGACATAGTGATACGGGCAAAACAACTGCCCTATTAGAAGCTGCGGTGAATGCTCAAAAAATGGGCATTCTCCCGGTTTTCATTATTACTGAGATGAAATGGTCTTGGGAACATGCTAAAGAGATGGGATTAGAGTTTGATGAAGTTAAAGACGCTAACGGTGTTGTAACAGACTATGAAGGTCATTTCCTTTATGCAGACAGAGGCCAGTTAAATACTATAGAAGATGTAGCAGTTTATATTGCTGATCTAATGGATGAACAGGCTAAGGGTAACCTACCTTTTGATATGTGTTTCTTCTGGGATAGTATTGGATCAGTTCCTTGTGATCTTTCAGTAAGATCTAATAAAAACAACAACGAATGGAATGCCGGTGCTATGTCTACTCAATTCGGTAATAATCTTAACCAAAAGATTCTATTATCAAGAAAGGAAAACTCTCCTTATACAAATACCTTAGTTGCAATCAATAAAGTGTGGACTATGAAACCTGAATCGCCGATGGGTCAACCTAAGCTTCAGAATAAAGGTGGAATGTCGATGTGGTATGATGCAACGTTAGTAGTTACATTTGGTAATATTACTAATCCAGGTACTTCTAAGATTAAAGCCATCAAAAACGGTATGCAAGTAGAGTTCGCTAAGAGAACTAATGTACAGATTGAAAAGAACCATATTGGCGGAGTACAATCTAGAGGTAGAGTAGTTATGACACAACATGGTTTTATTGAAGATGATAAACGTGCTATCGATAAGTATAAAGATGAGCATAAAGATCACTGGTTAAAACTTGTTGGTAGTTTAGATTTTGACTTAATCGAAGAAGGAGACTTAGAAGAAGATACTATTACTCCTAATTTACTCGATTAATGGCATACGACGATATACTCAAAAATTTAAAAGAAACCCCACCCCGAGCTCTGAATGATCATATCTTGATCATAGATGCTATGAATATGTTAATTCGTAGCTTCTCATTGCTCAAGGCGATGAACCCATCAGGTACCCATGTCGGAGGCCTGGTGGGCTTCCTTCGCTCTCTAGGGTATGTAACTAGAATTTTTGACCCTACAAGAGTTGTAATAGTCTGGGACGGAAAAGGAGGATCTGGGAATAGACAGAATATTAACCCAAATTATAAGGCTCAAAGGGCTACGGCTAGAATTACACACTGGGGGCTTTACGATACTAGAGAACAAGAGCAAGAAGCTCTCATCGGTCAATTATTTAGAACACAAGATTATTTAGAATGTTTACCCATACAGCAAATAGTTATAGAGAAACTAGAAGCGGACGATATAATAGCCTACTTAGCAAAAAGAGCTTCGGGAGCAGGGAAAAAAGTCACAATAGTTTCATCAGACAAAGATTTTTATCAACTCATAGATGATAATATTGAAATTTATGCTCCAGTAAAAAAGAAAACCCTTAACTTAGGTAATATTAAGGAAGAAATAGGGGTCCTACCGCAGAATTACAACATAGTAAAAGCATTATTAGGAGATAATTCAGATAACTTACCAGGAGTCAAAGGCTTAGGTATAAAGACAATACTATCTGAATGGAAAAGCTTTGCTTACGATACAAATGCCTCTTTACAGGATATTTGGGACCACTGTGAAGCACAACTAGAGCAAGATAAACCTAAAAAAATATTTGCTAAGATAATACACAACTGGGATAAGGTATTAGATAATTTTACTATGATGGATCTACATAATACTCAACTAGATGATAAAGAAATACAGTTGGTAGAGACAATGCTTAAGGAACCAATACCTAACCTACAGACTGGAGCTTTTCTACATTTATTAGATCAAGATAAGATAGAAGGTATAACGAAAAACACCGAAGGGTGGTTAGAAAATTTTAGAGAATTAACTAAAG